CCGCTCTTTAACATCTTCAAGCCGTGTCCATACGGCTTTCATCTCATCGCGCTGCTCTTCATCAGCTTTGCGTAACTCGCCAACTTGATAGCGCAATAAATACCACGCGCCGACAATGGACGTGAACACACCTCCGAGGGTTATCAGATTAGATGTGCTGAAGTCCATCATACACCACGCTTCATTTTATCATGCCAGTCTTGTAATCGTTGCGAACGTGGTTGTTGAAGTCGTCTTCAAGCTTATCAACCCGTTCTGCTAACTTCCGGCCCTCTGCCCCTGTGTAACGATCATTCGCCACGCTCTTTAGGTCAATGAGCTTTTCAGTTATCTGCGAAACACGCTCGACCATGATCCCAAGCTGATACTTGTTCTCATTCGTCGTATTCCCAAGCCACACGATACCTGTTAGGATCAGTGCTGTTAAGATAGTTTGTACGTGCCGCTCCCACGGTTTAGAAGGTGGGTAAGCTCTGCGTTCTTCAAGTTCGTTCTCTTTGGACATGGGAATTAAGACCCTTAAATTGTGTTATAGACCAAGGCGAGGAATAGACCGAATACACCGCCCAACCAGAGTTACCAAGACCAAGCCACCTACGCCAGATTGCCCAGAAGGCTATGGGGAGTGCATATATCATGGCTTGTGTACTTCCTACAAAATGAAGCCAGAGGGAACAGCTAACACTAACTCGTCAGGTGTCGCCGCCGCCTCAATAGAAGGGTCTTGTGGAGCGTTGCGTAATTCGTCTCGTCTAGCTTTTGCTTTAGCCAACAATACAGTATCACCATTTACTTGAGCATCACGCAAAGCTAAGTCATTCTTTTCAAATTCAGCTACTCGAGCCTTGCGGATTTTATCTTTATGGATTTCCCTAGCTTTTGACATATCAACGTCAACAACCCCCGCATTATGTACCCATGCGTCTCGGAAAGTCCGATCCAGAGGAACGCTTGCTGCATCACAAATTGACACGTTAATAGCGTCTGCTGGAACTGCGCGAGATCGCACACGCGTAAGAAAGTCTACCTCTGCCTCGCCGACCCGTATGCTGTTATAGGCTGGTGTGACAACGGTTACGCCACCATCTGCTCTAGTGTAGATTATACGCTTCATTTTATTGTGCTCCAAATGCTACGACTGACGCTATATCACAGTCGAGTACTCCATTATCCGAATGCCTGCCGCATTGGACCGAAACAGTCCCCACAGCCACAGCTGTAGTCACCGACCATATATAGGTTCCGGCTGTCACGAACCCGTCATTAACAACAGCGTAGCTCGTTGATGCAAAGTCTGTTTCCCAAGTCACGGTAAAAAGGCCAGTTCCATCATCTGACACAGAGGTGACGTTAAAGCTGTCAAGAATAGCTGGTGTACCTGTTTGGTCATAAGCAACCCAGCCTTTCGCTGTTTCACCAGCCGGAGCTGCAGCATCCTGAAAAGTGGGCGCAGCCCCAGCACCATTAGACGTAAGAACCTGAGCTGCTGTACCAGCACCAACCGTTGTGGGGGCACCACCAGCATCCCATGTGAGAATCTGACCGGCTGTACCATTGGCCAAGTCAGCAACGTCAACATTAGATAGGCTGTTGCCTGTGCCATTTGCGTCAAAGGTTTTGTTGGTCAGCGTGTCAGTTGTTGCCGCACCAATACCACCAATGTCGCCAAGTGTCTCTGCACCTGTGCGCCACTCAACATCAGTCTCTCCAGCCTTAACACGTCCATAGTTTCCAGCCTCACCCGTTAATGTGTCGAAGTTTGGGATGGTAGCTGCACTAGCCGCAGCAGCCGCTTCAGAAGCCGCAGCGTTTGCCTCACTGGTTCCAGCGTTTGTTTCGGATGTCGCTGCATTGCCTTCAGACGTAGCCGCATTATTTTCGCTTACTAGCGCAGCAGCAGCAGAGGCAGCAGCCTCAGCAGCACTTGTAACAGTGCCTGCATCACCAGCGTCAACATAAGCCTTGATAGACTGTTGAGTAGCAAGGTCTGTTGCGCTGTCAGAACCCATTGCGTCTTCGTCTAGGATGCCTGTCACTGTGGTTGTGCTTCCTACCGTGAAGTTGGTAGGGTTTGCAAGCGTCATAACTGGTGTGCGTACAGGAGTCATCAATTGGAACTGTGTGCCGTCATAGCGAACCGTTACAATGTCGCCAGCCGTCAAGTCACCAGCAACCAAGGCCGCGCCTAGCTTTTGGATTGCCTTAGCACCAACGCTATCCACGTTTAAAGTCACGCCAGCCGTGTTAGTCGTGCCAACCTTAAACGAATAGCTATCACCAACAGCGTAAGCCGTTAGAGTTGCGTTAGCAGCCAAGGTGATAACGTCAGCCGTTCCAGCACTTGTTAGCGAGCCGTTCATATCGCCAAACTCACGGGCGATGATACCCTCTAACGCTCTTGCGCCATTGTTCACAGACGAACTAGCTTGGCCCTCTGGGAATCGAGCAGTGTTGCTGTCATCTACAATGTTTAAGTCTTTTTTCTCAGCCATAACTTTCTACTTTCCAGACAATAAGCCAGTTGCGCCCGTCAAAGGGGCCGATATGTTTCTGCCAGCGCGACTACCTACAGTTTCACCGCCTTGCATAATTCTTAAGGCCATAGCCTTTTGAATAGGGTCTTTTGAAAACAGCAGAGGCTCAAGATGTGCCGCAACAGCTTCAGGTGGGGTTGAAACTTTATCAAGTACGTTTCCAACTACACGTCCAGCAGACGGTAGGTAACCCTGAGATGCAGCAGCAACATCACCAACACCTTGAGCAACCTTGCTAAACGTGCCTTCATCCATAGCCATAGGCTGTGTGCGAGAACCAAAGCGTACATTTGCATTCGTTGCAGCCATTTTTTCTTCGGCCTTCATAGTGCGAACAAAGTCAGAATGACCCTTTGAATCTTTACCAAACGCTAATTTAATGCGTTTCCTAATTTCTGGGTTGTTGAAAATCTTTTTGGTAACGTCACCTTCGTACTGTGTCGAGTTGACCTTGTAGCGTAAAGCGTCTGCAACACCTGTAATGAACGATTGACGCTCATGCTCACCCATGCCTTTTAGAACGCTTGCGCCAACAGTTCTCGGTGTATTAATAAGTTTAGCACCAAGCTCGGCAGCATCCATAGCAGCAGATTGTCCAGCGTACTCAGAACGAACTTTTTTATACGCTGGCACAACATCGTCGATGTGATCCAAAAGTCTATTGCGTAAATCTGCAACAGCAGAACCCAACTCACCCTTGCCCTCGTTAAACGCAGTTCGTGCATTGTCATCTAAAGACCTCTTAATATAATCAAGCATTCTCATGTTTGGCGTTGCGTACTGCTTTGAACCCTCAACAGTCTTAAACAATGGAGGCAGCTTTACACCCTCAGTTTCAGCAATGTCTTTAGCGTTTTCGTAAGCAGACTGAACGCGGGGATTTGAGAAAAAGCCCTTCATTTCGTCGGTTAGTTTAACAGGCGCATCATATAATTTGCCGTAGTTCTCTTTAGCTGTTTGACGACGAACTTTCTCAGCAGTTGCCATGAAATCATCAAGTGGCACGTCTGCCATTGTTTCATCAATCGCAGCACCAACGCGCTTGAATTGATTGCGGCTCCTGTCCTTAAGCATTTCTTGTGCTTGCTTGCCACCAACTCGATTGCCTGTCCAACGAGCTAAGTCAGCCAAGTGAGGTGTGCCAATGTCAGCAACAACGCCTTCAGGCCCAATGTCGTCTAAAGCCTTTTGAGCCTGACCTTGTGCTAAATCATCGAACTGAGCCATATTGCGTAATTGACCTTGAGCTTGCCGCTCCGCACCACCGGGAATTAAACGCCCCGCAGCCTTGCCAACGCGAGACAATCCAGCCCCGATAGGAGCCAATGCAGCACCACCAACGCCGCCGATAGCAGCCCCAGTGAGTCCAGCCGTTGCCCTGTCTTGCAATCCTTCAGCGTCAAACCCGCCTTCTGACATACCAACGCCAGCAGTCCCGCCTAAACCAGCACCAACTCCAGCACCGCGCAAAGCCTTAGCCCCCATTGAAAGCCCTTTAGCCCCCAACGCTCTAGCACCACCAGCACCACCCGTAAGCATGCCACCAGCAACTTGTAGCCCTAGTGCAGTCTTAGGGTTAGCAGCCTCAAAGGATTCATTTTGTTGTCGAACATAGTCAATCTCTTTATTGATTGCCTCTTGCAATGGAACGCCATTAGCCGCAGCCTCATATATGCCACGAGCAAAGCCTTCAATCTCATCACCAAACCCAAGCGCAAGACCTTGACCTAAAGATTGCCGCGCAACGTCTGAGGCTTCTATTCCTCTTTTTGGCTGTGCAGTAGGCATAGGCGCACTATCAAACGGGTCAACAAGCCCACCTGGGGCTTTTGCCTTTGCCGCTACAGGAGCAACCACGCCAACATCAAAAGGATCAATTAGCTCATCTGCCATATTTAGTTACCCACAAAGCCTTGATTTTTGCATCAGTTGCGGAAGGGTTAGCTTGGCGCATTGTCTGCATAAACTCGTTATAGAAAATTGGCATATTGGTCTTGGGGTTAGAGCCAAACAAAGGCATCTTCCCAACGTCTTTATTCCAAGCTGCCTTAGCACCTTTAGACGAACCATTATGGGTTTCCATCCATTCCTCGTAAAATGCCTCCTTCTCAATGTCTCGCATTGCCATAGCGTCAGCCGCACCTAATAGAAACGTCTTCGCTTCTTTGGTGTTTTGTAGTTGCGCTAAAGTTTTTGCCATACGGTCAGCGTCTTTGTCAGTTTGTGGGCCTTTCTGAGACGCCAACTTAGCAGCCAAGATGTTACCCATAACACCCTCAAAAGCCTGACCAGTTGTAACACTAGCAGTCATGGACTCAGACATAGGAACGCCTAGCTTACTTGCCATTGTGCCGACCATTGTGCCGAACGAAGTTGGGTCTATGTTGGGGTCACTAATCATCTGCCTAGCCATCGCTGTATAGGCCATTGTATCACGGCCCGTTTGTGCGCGATCTATAACACTCTGCTCACGCGCCACCAAAGCCTTGCCACGCGCCTTGTTCTCTTCGCTCTCAACATTACCCATCATTGGGATAGGCTTAGGTGCTTCACCTGTAATTCGTTTATTACCTGCCTGATTCACTTCTTGCCACGAATACCCTGTTGACGAACTAGGGTCAGCAATCTTTTTAGGGGCACCAAACTTCCCAGCATTCATCATTGCTGTATATTGAGCAGGAGCCATCCCGCCCAAAGCTTTGTGTTGTTGTGCCGCACGTGCTTCAGCTTGCTTTGCAGCAAGCATCTGCTGTTGAATATTCTGCATATTCAGGTCTTGCATTCGGCCTTGCTGATTATATTGCTGTGCTTGCATCTGACCCTGCATACCAGCACCACCCATTGCGCCTAGCATCTGACCAAGGCTTACAGGCCTGTCTTGGTATCCAGCGAACTTGGACGCAGCTTGCCCCATAGCGGGGAGAGAGCCTTGCAAGAAAGTATCTAATGGTTTGAAACCAGCCATATCTTATCCTAACAAACCCAAGAGGCCACCGCCGATTGCGCCAGCAGTTCCACCCATTCCTGTCATAGAACCAAGTTGTGCGCCACCCAAAGCACCACTCAGGAAGTTCGCGCCGGGGTTTGAGTACAGAGGGGAGGTCTGTGTTGTCGTTGAGCCAAGGCCACCACTGACAAGGCCGCTATAACGCCCTAGCTGTTCCCAAGGACGATTCTGCTCAAAGTTAAAGCGGTTGATTTGATCCTGCAATTGAGCCTGACCCTGTTGGTCACGTGCAGTGCCTACAGCCATCAACTTATTCATATCGCCATAATCTTGCTGTGCGATGTTGCCAGCCTGACCAATCATGGCCTGCTGTCTAGCGCGTTCGTCACCGTAGTTTTGATAACTCATATCGCCAGCCATCCGACCCATGCTGTTAGCTAGGGTGTTCTCAGCCGCATTACGTTGTTGAGCATAAAGACCTGAACCCATACGTCCTGCGCGAGCAAACTGACTATCAATGCCTGGGGCAACTTGATTGTTCCAATTGTCGATCATTGGCTGCATGGCGTTGTTAATTGCGCCAGTTAGGAATGGGTTGTTGTTGAGGTAGTCGCCTTCTACGGTAGACTGAGCCTGCTGCATCCCTGCTTGCTGTAGGGGAGAACCAGCAACAGCACGTTGCTCGATACCACTCAAGGCTTGCTGAGTTTGTGGCGAGAAGTCAACAACCGTTGACCCTTCAAAGTATCCGGGGGCGGGGCTATTATACGCAGCCTCAGCACCAGACATAATATTCTTTAGGTGGGCCTGTTGAGGCTCCCAAGGTGAAGAGTCTGTTGTCTGTGTTTGGAATGATGGCGAAGAACTACCGCCACCCATACCGAATAAACCGCCGTCAAGGAAACCCATGTTTTTAACTCCGAATACGGAAAAGGCCGTTTCACAACGGTCTATCCTGTTATTGTAACCCCAAACGTTCTGTCATTCAAGGCATTGTTTGCGTGTGTCAAGGTGAAAGTTTGTTTCCCTTGAGATGAAACGTACATAGTCGCTAATTCAGCAGCAGCATTCGCCGTTGTAGGCATAAATGTTATAACGCTATCAGCACCAGCCCTGAAGTCAGAGACAACGGTTGTCGCAGAGTTTATAGTTAGCGTTACAGTGCCAGTGTTGTTCGATTTGCCGTCAGAAAGCTGACGTATGACGATGTTCTGCCTACGTTGATCCTCTTCGTCTAGTCTAACGGTATTGAAGCTCATCGCACACCAACCCCAGCGACTTTAGTATCAACGCCCTGAATATCGTTAAATTGGCCTGTAACGGTCATTTCCACGCGATGGTAGCGGCCTTCAGCCCTTAATGCAGCAAAACCTACATCATTGACGCTATAAGACGCAGACCACGTTACGGCGTCTTGCTGGCGGTTTCTTGTGCCGATCCTAAACGTTGATACGCCACCATCAGATAAAGGCCAAGCCTCAGTCATCAATGCACGTTGCCCTGCAACCACTTGACGCTCATTATATTCAATTACAGCGTCCATAGGCGCACCGCCAAATCCGTTAAGCTTGTCATTCGCCATAACGCCTACATTGAGAGTGCCTGACGTGTTCAATAGGCGGCTATCAAGGCTAATGCCAAGAGTATCAATTGAAGTTGATAGGGCATCAAGGGCATCCAAAGAGAACGTGCTAGAGAGTGAGGTGAATATCAAGTCACAATCAACTTTGCCATAGGACCACCGCCCTGTAGTCCAATTGAAGGCAATAATGCGGTCAGGGGTTGTTGCCGTTGTCGCATTAGAAGAGAAGGCCCACATTACAGTTCTGTTCTCATGGTCAATGGCGCAAGAGATGCTTGATAGTGCATTACCGTCTAAATTTTCATAGAACCACTTGTTTACCTTATCGTCTCCAATAGGCGTTGCTTTGTTTCCAGCGAATACATAAAAGCCGTCACTGTCTAAGAAGAAAACCATATCATCAATCTTAGCCGCGCCACCTTCTGCATACAGCCCACGGCTTGTAACAATCTCATCAAATTGAAACACAAGAGGGCTGCCGACATACGTTGCTTTATAGATTGCGCGTTGGAAGAATATAATTGCTTCCTCACCGCCAAAGATACGCATACCAGAGCCGCCACCGGGATTGTCCTGAAAATCAGACTGTGTTGTTGCGCTAATGGTGTAATCAGTATAATCGCCCAACGCAGACCAGCGAACGCGATCAGCAACCCGTCCGTCTGCTGCATCGTTAGTATTAAGGAACATAACGAAATCCCGCACAACTGCGACTGACTTAGCCTCGAAAGCAGTTGTTAGGTCTGCGAATAACGTGCCTGTATCCATATCAAAGAACTGGGGCTTGTCCACATTGTTAGTGGCAATCATAACGGGGCCATACGTGGCAAAATCCCAGCGTGTCGCCGTGTTGGTGTATCCCCCCGCTTTTGATACGTCAGCCCACACACCAGCAGTCAGGGCCTCTAGCGTTGTTGCCGTACCAGCGTAAACATGCTCATCCTCGTCAATTGAAGTGCCAGCCCCAGCCCCAATAGGAGTTGCAGACATAGCATCAGACAACGCAAAAGCACCGGGCCAAGGCCGATAGCCCTGCGCGGCTGGTAGGACGTTCTCAGCCTTTGTGATTCCTGGGTTTCCGAAATCAGGAAGGTCGGGTAGCCACGGGCCAGCCTCGAATACAGTGCCCATTATACGTGCCTCCAAGTTCTTCTAAGAATAGCATCGTTTATAGTTGCCTTCTTAACGCCAAGCATGCGCGCGAGTACGGTTTGCTTCATACCGTACTCGACACACCGCCGAATGACCCTAACGCCAATATCTGTTAGGATACTATTATGTGCTTGTTCCCCCGGCAGGCTACCACCACTACTGCGCCCCTTTGCACCCCTATCATCCATGTTATCTTTGTGCGTTCCGAGCGATAGGTGGTCTGGGTTAACGCACGATGGATTGTCGCATTTGTGCATTACACATAAGCCGCTAGGGATACCTTCAGAGTTATACATGGAATATGAGAGCCTATGAACCCCCACCATCTTTCCGTCCACCCTCATATATCCATAACCATCGGGGTTCAACCCGCCTGTCCACTCCCAGCAGCCTGATGCAACTTTATTGTATTTAGTGCTAAACCGTTCAAATACAGTTCCCATTTAATCTATCCCGTAAACACTGCAACACGCGAATATAAAGGGCCGCCGTTAAAAGCAGACCGTGTGGCATCCTGTTTTAAGCCTTCCATGCCTCTGGTGTAGAACGACCCCCAGATAGGTATGTCCTCAACGCTCTTAAGGTACGGTGCAGCCTGTAGAAGTGTTCCATACAGATATAAATCAGGATGGTTTGTTAACATCCAGTTCGATGTGTTGGAGTCACTCAAGGCTGGTATGGTCTGGTAGTAAGTCATTTCAATTGTAAACGCTGTGGAAGGGACTGCGCCCAACTTAATCTCACCGCCAATAATCGTATATTCACTAGGGGTGCCAGTTACAGCAGTAGGCCAATTGGTGTCTAGCTGTTGTGGTGTCACATAGCTCAAGATCGACTTTGGATTAGTCTGGACAACAAGAGAACGCAATTCACGGTAATCTGTAGGCAAAGTGATGTAAGCATTGCCTGCAGTTGCCGTTAAATCTGTACGGGCTTCCATAGAGCGATGACGAACATCACGATTGAACTGAGCCTCAACAAGTGTAATGAACTCAGGAACACGCGAGTTTAAATCTGTGTCACCAGTACGGGTGAGCCACGTCTTAACTGCGTCTTGCAAGTCTGTGTAGGTTGCTAGTGCCATTTACTCTACTCCATAACGCACGTCAAATGCTGACTTCAAAAGCTTACTTGTATCTTGCACGTTAACCTTTAAGCCAACGCCTCTTGCGTACCCGATTAAATACTCAATGTTAGGACGCTGAGAGGCATAGCCGTCATCACCACTAACGCCGAACAAATCAATCTCTTGAACGCGCAAAAGAATTGCATAGGCCAACGCATAAGAAATTGAGCATTCTAAATAATCGCCAACTTCTGCAATAACATCGTCTAGCGGATACCTGATAGACATAGGAACATCAGGCTCTTTCTGGGCCATCATAATAGGAGATGCAAAGTCGTTTAAAAACTCTACAGGCTCGCCAGAGTAATACATATTACGTCCTGCACAACCCTCACCTAATGTGCGCCAATCATCGTGAGGTTCGAAGTACAAGTCTAATGTATAGTCCTTCGCCCAAGGCAAGCCCCAGCGCACACCGTCTTTAGGTGCTAACTCTGAACCTGGGCCTTGGCCTATGATGGCGACTCTACGCATTATGCTTTTGCCGTCATTTTCAAGGTGAATGTGAACTCTGGCGTTGTGCCGCCAATAGTGGCCTTGGCACGAACAAACTGCATAAAATTAGCCATAGCTTTAAACTCAGTCGTTGTTGTAGTCGCCTGAGTGAATGTTGTATGGGGAAACCACACGGTGCCGTCTGCGCTATGCTCAATGATAACGTCAGCAGTTGGCGTTGTGCCTGTTACCGCCGTTACACTCAATGCTGCGTTGCCTTCTTTGAAGCTAACAACGCTAACAGGGGACGCCGTTGCCGTAGCCGCTAAAGCGGTGCCTGTCTGGAGGGTAATCGTTTGATTTCTAGCCATGATTATACTTTCGTTTCTGAGGTTCTGAATGCTGCCATATCTGGGTCATTAAGAAAGGCCCTCATGCCAACTTTCGGGTCAATATCGTTTGCTTTCCACATCGCCTGCAATTCAGCAAGCACGTGGATCGGAACACTTGCGACTAGCTGCATTTCATGCCCACGCCCAAGGTCATCATTCTTGATAGCCTTGTTTCTGTCAATCAAGCCAGACACGTCACCACTATTCTTAATAATCAGCCTGTCTTCAGACTCATCATAATCCATCGTGGTTGTTACGCCGCCGTGATGTGATAAAAACTCAGCCATTACACAGCAACCCGTTTCATGCGTCCATCGTCTTCACCGATTAGGACAGTTTCGTCGTCTTTAGTCGCTTTTGCTTGCTTACGTTTAATAAGGAAGTCAGCAGTCTCGGTCTTGACTTCTGCAACGTCAAACTGGAAAAGCTTTACGTCTTCATCAACAAATACGTTGCTAACCATAATCATAATCTTTTTATTCGGAGCCGTATTAGCCATAATCTTTTCCCCTCTCAGAGAATTAATGTGCGGGGCCAGCACAACGCCAGCCCCTTACACGTTAGTTTGTGGATAGTTTCAAAACCACTGTATAGGTGGCAGAAACAGTGTTTGTGCTTGCACCAGACGTAATCAATTCGATAACATCACCAGCGACAACAGTATTTGCAGCCGTTGGGCTTGCGCTATGAACATCACCAGCAGCAGAACTTGTGTGAGTGATAGAGATGGAACTACCTGTTACGGCTGTGCCATTAATCTCACAAGTGATAACCGCAGGGGCTGTTGCAATCGCGCCGTCAATAACAGAATAGATTGTTTCAATCTGTCCGTCAGTTGGGGCCACGATAAACACAGAACCAGCCGTAGAAACATCGGTTTCAGTGACTGTTAAGTTTACATGGTCTAAGGTTTGAATACCCATAATCTAGCTTCCTTTCAATAGTGAGGAAGGGGACAGCCGAAGCCATCCCCTAACCAGATTAAGACGTTGTAAGATCAGCAACGATAGCGCAAGCTGATTCGTCACGAACCTCAAGAGTCCATTCGCACAACAGTTGCTTACGTTCACTGTCACCAGTTTTAGCAAGGTTAACTGTTTCCATGTTGCGAAGTGTGGCAAACGCGATTTGATCGGATTGCAGCAACAACGCTGAACGGCTACGAATGTGGCGTGATGGAACGATTTGAAGCTCACCGAAATCTGAAACATAAATGTCAGCAGAAGCGATGATTTTCTTATCGTCAACATCTTTAAACTTGGTTGCAACGCCAGTGAAGCCAGAAGCTACACGCTTGTTGAAAGAACCAGTGTAAAGCTTGTCTGGGTTGCCGCCATTGTCCCACGCGCTCTGGTGAGCGTTCAAGAGCAATGTTTCAGTGAACGCACGTTGCGTGCCATCTGTACGACCATCCGCACTGTTGCCAGCAGGATCGGAACCACCAGCACCAGCAGACGTGTTAGATGTGAGGTATGTTTCAATACCCCCAGCTTCACGTGCCAAAGTGTCAGTGCCAGCAGCTTTGACGTTGTTCGAGAACATTGTGGATTCAATATCCGTCTTCAGTTCACGACCACGCTTGATAAGCTGATAGGCCATTTCTTTATCACGACCAGCTTTGTTAACAGCATCCTGCGTACCAGTTACGCGAACAACCTTATCAGAGATTGCTGTGTAGTTGGACAAGCGGGTTGTTGCTGAAGAAGCGTCAGTGGTTGCATCGTCGCCTTCAATTACGAAGTTAGCAGCAGAAGGTGCAGCCAATGAGTCAGCTTGCCATTCGTGCAAGACGCCTGTTGCTGTTACGTTTGCAGCAGACGACAAGAGAGGTGTTTCCCAAGGTGAAACGTCATAAATAACGTCCACAAGGTCTTCACGGTTGCCGATAGCATCGTATGTCGAAAAGGTATTGGTGGGTTGTGCCATTTTAATGTACTCCTAAGAATTTAAGACAGAAGGAAGTTGACAGCATCGTCAACGCTCCCCGATTTGCGGAGTTTAGAACGGGCCTTTTTATTTGCGGCCTGAGTGCTTGCCTTTGCGCTTTTCTTTACGCCGGGACGGATCACGCGTGGCTTACCTTTGACCTTCTTAGCAACTACGCCCTTCTTAGATTGAAGCTCATCATATTTGCGAGCTTTATCTAAAACAACGACTGCACGATGGTCTAGGAGGCTTGCGGCCTCGTCTTTTGAATACCCAGAACCCTGCATATAGGTCAGAATGTTCGCCTTGTACTGGCTTGCGTTCTCGCCTTTTAATTCAGGGATTGCCTCAACTAGCTTTGCCTGTTCTTTTTGAACATGCTCTGCCATTTTCTGTTGCTGCTGCTGCATTTCAACTTGGCTAAGGCGTTGACGTTCAGCTTGGCTTGCCTGTGCGGCTTGCTGCTTTGCGTCGAACTTAGCACGTGCTGTAATGTAGCCTAGAGGGTCTTCATCAGCGAATTGCTCCCATTGCTCAGGAGTGCGTTCGTCTGACTGTTCCGTTGTTGCTTGCATCTCAAGCATTCGCTTAAGGTGTTCACGTTCCGCGTTAATAGACTCGCGCTCTGCTTCCAGTTCTTTCCGTTGTGAAGCAAGGTCTTGAGTCTTTCTGGTGTAGTCAGCTTGGCGTTCGTAGCTTCTTTGGACTTCCTCAAGTGGTATCACTTCGCCGTTAATTTCGACAGCAATGTCTTCAGGTTGTTCTTCAGCTTCTTCAGCAGCTTCATACGTTTCTTCATCGTCACCGTCATATTCAGGATCGGTAACTTCAGCGTCCATTTCTTCAGCTTCGTTTTCTTCAACGGGTGCTGCTTCAACTTCTTCTGTTTCAACTTCCAGATTGTCGGGTGTAGCTTTGCTATCCGCTAAAATTCCAGCAAGTTTGTCTACGCCTTCATCATATGAAAGCGTAGTATTGCCAGTTCCGTTAGGAGTATTGGCGTCCATAGTATTAGTCTCCAAAGAGATAGACGACACTTCGCAGTGTTGCCTCTCGGTTAAAAGAAACGGGCGTTATCACAACGCTCGAATCAGGTTAAAACCTAAATCGGCTCTTTGGCTTTGAAACTTCCTCCAAAACCTTCGCAGATAGTTTGCCGTTCTCAACTGCAACAGAGAGGTGTCGGCGCACCATCTTGCAAACTTTAATCGCCTCCGCAAAGCGAAAGCGTCCTAAATCATCATTATCAGCAACATGTAGCAATGCTTTTAGGTAGTCTTCTTCACATTGCTCAAACGCTCTTTTTAGTGCTGCATCTTTTAAGAGGCGTTCCGCGCTCTCTGCGCTGCGTACTGCCTCTAAATCTGTTACGTTATCCATAGTTGCCCCTAGCAGTTATGAACGACAAAACCATTTGCATAATACCTATGGTTTCCGTCGAGGTGTAAATCGTAAAGCTTCATATCATCGTCATAGTTTTTTGAGCTAAGACCTTCAACCGTCACATTACCTTTATTAGTTTGTAGGACAGTCCCGTTCTGAAGTGTTCCAGAGAAAAACTCTGTGTCTTTCCTATGGCTGTTCTCAGGGCTAATTGATACCCATTTCCCGTCTTCGCGCAAAAACGGGTGATCCCATGTAACAAAGTCTTCGCTACCATTCATTCTGTAGAGTGTCCGACTGCCTAAGTCTGGCGTATCAATATCAACGACCTTGTTAGAACCGCCATTCGTGTCATCAACAAAGTCGCCAACAACAATCTCAGCTATGCGCTTGGCAGTCCCGTCAGCCATTGTTACAAGTGCGTCTTCATGGAAGCACGTATAGCCACTGCCGCCACCTTCATTACCGCCTCTTGCGTTGCTCTCGCCAGCAGAACTTGATCCACGACCGCCGCCACCCAAAGCACCGCCGCCTATAGATGAACGGCTTCTAGCAGACTCAGACGCACTCATAGAACCTCTGCTGCCTGAGCGACCAGCAGCAGCTCTTGCAGCAGCTTGGGCGGCTTTAATTTTCTGAGCTTTCACCTCAAGCTCGCGCTTCTTGCGCTCTTCTAGAGTTCGCTGCTGACCCATTTGATTAATCGTACTAGGGTCAAGTAACGCGCCTTGAGGACCTCCCCACTTCTGAGTCATTGCGTTCAATAGACCTACATTATCCATTGCCTGCATGTTACGCATGTTGTTCTCTGTGAGTGGATTGGCGGTTGGGCGACCATCAACGATGTGGCTGTTGGCAATATCATTCAGCAAGCCGTTCTCTGCTGTGTGCTTGTTGTAATCCTTAACCATAGCCTTTTCGTCTTCGTCTAACTCTTCGCCGCGCATAGCCTTAGCAACAGCATCCTTACGGTCCTTCAAGATGTCGTCAGGTGAGCCATACATAAAATCTGGACTCATTATGTCTTCAAAGAACCCAATGTTGCCGTATGCGTCAAACGCCTCGTTAGCCTTCTGTCTAGCGACCTCACCAGTAACCATGCTACCAAGAGCGAAAGGTGACGCGACAAAGTTACCAAGACCTCCAAGGGTCTTCTGTGTTAAATCCCAAGCTTGCGATTGATCCTCTAAGTTTGAACCTGAGAAGTTACCCAAGCCACGGCTATCAAGGCCAAGTGCGCCAGTTAGAGAGCCGCCCTCACCACCATCAGTGCCAAGACCACTAAAGATGCCACCAGAGAGGTTACTCCACCCCTTCTTCAAGTCATCCGCAAAGTTGCCAGTGTAAGGTGACGATGGTGTTGGCGCATTCCAGCCATCGCTGCTTTCATATCCCCGTTGTTGAGGGTATGACCCCAACGCCGCGCTTGCCGTCTCAGTGGGAGGGGGAGAAACCACGCCAGCAGGGGCATTAGGGTCATTCTGTGTGTATGTGGTGTAAGGATTGTTAAATTGTGCTTGCCACGCCAATTCTTCCGGGTTTTGTGTCCCCCAGATGTTCGAACCATAAAAGCCCACCCCATTTGCAGGAGTAGGTTGCTGATTTAAGATAGAATACAACGTGTTAGCCATGTTTAACGTCCTCTGTGTTGTATTTTAGCACCTGTGTTGCTGTAATGCAACAGGTGTTGCTTTAAAGTTCCATCAACAATAATAAAAACTCTTCTTCTTCAAGCTGGGCTATGTTCGCCCTTAGAATCTCGATTAACTGCTTCCACGCAACCAAGTCGCAAGGTGCCGTGTCGTTAGCCGCACTGAGGTTCGCAACCTGTTTAACAAGCACTTCAGCATCTTTAGCTTGCTCTCTACCCAAAGACAGGCCTCTAACAGCCTTGACAACGTGCCGAACAATCCTCTTTTCTGGCTTGTCTTGCACATCAATCGTGTAACCCTCGCATTGTACATATCTATTCTTTATAAACTTAGGCCGTAACCGCTTCTTTTTACTGAAGCCGCCAACAGGCTCATTGAGTAAAAGACCTGCTAACATTACCTTTTTGCATCCCACGCGCTGAACTGCTCACCAATGGGGATATGAATATACCCGACAGTTACAGACACACGCGCCGTGCTGTTAGTCACACATTGAAGGACAGCATCCTCCCAGCCACGCCAGCCGTGAGGGATGCTCACGCTCAAGTTCACGCTGTTGTTGGTTAGGTCAGCTTCATAAAGTGTTTCGGTGTTCACGCCATCTGAGTAGATAATATCAACCGTGCCACCAACTTTCTTTGCCGCACCTATCAATATGTTTGTCACAACGAGAGCACCACCGTTAGGAGGCATCGCCAAGTCTGTTGTTGTGGCTGTAGTTATTAGCGAGGTCTTGAATACCCCGTGGATTTCAAAGTATGAAGAGACAACCTGCAACAGGTGACCGTTAAAAGACTTGGCTGCATGCCAGACAAGTCTAGTCGCAGGGTCGTATATTGCAGATTTTATACTCATACTTCGTTACTTTCCATATAGAAAGATGCACGTGCATAGATCAATCCGCCCGTCTGGTCGCCTGTGTAACTAATTTCCATCGTGTCATTTGGGCCAAGACGTACAGCACCCTCTTTGTTCCATACGTTCATATCACCGTCAGCTCTTGTGTACCAGCGATCCATTTCAACAGCCGTTCCGGCAAGGACAGGTGTGTTGTTGTATATGGTGGCTTCGGCAGTGTTACCTGACTTACGGTTGACGTTTACGGGAACCGTAAGCGTGCCGCCTGACGCATAGGTGCGATTAAAGGCTACAGTCACATAGTTTGCCACGTTTGGAATAGCTGTGCCGCCTGTAGGCGCGACAATCTGGTGGCGAATATAAGTAAACACCATATCCTTTGTGCTGGACGTGTTCTTGAGGTGTAGAACAGGGACCGTAGCAGCAGAGAGCGTAGCTGTTCCAACAACTTGATAGGCTTGACCGTCGCGCTGTGAGATAGCGTGCTGTGAGCTTTCGACTTCAGCCCGAACCTCTAGCTGGTTGTTTTTGTTTACGCCAGCAGATGACCCGCGACCTTGTGCGTCTTCAATAAATATACCCATTAGTCATGCTCCTGCATCATTACGAATGACAAACGCACATAGACTGTGCCGCTTGTTTGGTCGCCTGTGTAATTGAATTGAATTGATTGCCCCTGACGAATGATGATGGAGCCTTCTTTGTTAAATGAGTTCTTATCACCATCAGACACTGGAAACCACTTATCTACTGTAGAACCAGCCACCACAGTTGGGTCGCCTTGGTAAGCTGTCACAATAGGCAAGTTACCACTTGATACTGTTGTGTTAACTGGCGTTGCCACTGTGCCGCCTGAAGTATAAGAGCCGCCCAAATCAATCGAAAAATAGTTCCCGCTATCTGGCAAGGCTGTGCCACCTGAAGAACCAACAACCTGTGTGCGGATATACGTCACGACAATACGGTTGTCTGCGTTGTTGTTTGTGATAATCAACGGGGTAACAGTACCAGATGAAAGCGTTGCCTCTCCGATAACCTGATATGCTTGTTGATCCTCATCAGCAATGGTGTGCTGGAATGCTTCAGAGTAAGCCCGAACCTGTAAGCGGTTGCTGTCATCAACAGACGCAAGCTTCCCATTACCTGTGCCACTTTTAATTACGTTTGACATTAATCTACTTCCTCAATAGTTGGGTGTGCTTCTGTTAGCAACTCCAGATGGAACACTTGAACCTTTAGAAGGTCGCGTATCTCAGTTAAAAGAGCATCGCGCTCCTCGTTGTCTGTCGAATAAACGCCAATACCATTTTTCATTGCCTCCTTGGAGGCGATAACATTTAGTCTTGCGTCTGTATCAGAAGGATCAGCAAGGAACACAGCCTCACGGTGAGCCTCTGTGCTTCCGTCAGATTGAGTAATAACAGTCGTGTCTAAGGCTTTAAGACTTGTCCCAACTGGTAAAAACCCTTCTGTAACCTCATCCGCCATTTACTGTGCCCATTATGTTCCCGTCTTCGTCACGGCTTACGCTTACGTTCTTGGGTGCCTGTGCAGCAGCCATTGCCGTCATACGGTCAGCGTTCTTTTCATGTGCGCTAATCATACGATCTTTGTCTTTCTCTTCAGCAGCCTTCATCTCTTTTGCAGCTTGCAACTGAAGTTGTGCCGAAGCCTTCTGTGTATCTGCATCAATCTTAGCCGCAGTCTGACGCATATCAGCTGCAATCTTCTCACGGTCAACGGCAATCTTTTCCTGCTCAACAGCAAGCTTGTGCATTTCGTGTTCGTGTGCAAACTGAGCCTTTGCCATATCAGCATCAATCTTGAGCTTGGCTTCAGCAATCTTAGCCTGAGCTTTCATTTGCTCGATTTGCTTTTGACCTTCGACAAGAACCTGTTGCGGGTCTGGACCTTGCTGCTGTTGTTGCATCTCACCATCGCCCGGATCAGTGAAGAAGGTGTCAACAGACTTAAAGCCTACAGTCTTAATCATGCGTTCCATTGTGTTGTAAACGTGCTTAGGCGTGACCATTCCCATGCCACCAGATGCAAGCATTTCTTTCTGCCACATTAGGATGTTGTTGAGGTGGGTAATCTGACCGTCACGGTTTCCATGCCCCAAGCCAACATCAATGTTCACGTTCATGTCAGCGTTCCACTTGGAAGCGTCCATTTTAACCCACTCATTGCGGAGCTTGATTGTACGTGTTTGGTCTTGGTTGGTAACGAGTAAGTGCAGGATACGTCTGAATAAGTGCGTTAAGCCTGTCTCTGCAAAGATACGGGCCGTCATCTCAATACGCTGGTTCGCCGCAGCGTTGGCATTAGCATTAGCCGTTGCGCTCTCATTGCTCAAGGCGTTAGCGTCAACACCAGCAACCTTGTCATTTACGCCAGTACGCTTAGAAATGATACCATCAATGCCATCAAGCATAGCGAAGCTATGTTGCGCCACAAAGGGGTGCGATATTTCTCGACTTGCTCCGATTTCTTCAACACGTTTAATGCCACCGGGGCGGCTCATCATAAAGTCGTCCATTGATACAATTTTGTTAATATCAACTTCACGCTCTGGGTTGTTGGATAGATACAGGTTATCTAGCGTCTGGCGCATCAATACGGTCTTAATGCGCTCCAAGTCCATCGTTACGTCTGCATAGCTCAAGCCATAGGCTCTGTGCGGCACTGGGATAGGGGACCAGATAGAGAAAGGCTGGCTATCAATCTGTGTCTTTTCTAGGATTGTATCACCAACCCACACAACCTGCCACCACTCAGCAACACCGTCCTTGTTGGCGTCTACATAAACATAGCTATCGTGGACTGTAAGTTCACGCATTGCTTTGTCTGCATGTTCTTCGTACTCACGCTGGTTGTTCCCCATACGTGTCTGACGTTCGCCTGTTGGATCATTGGTATCATCACCGGGGAGGCTTTCAACAACCTTCTTGCTAAACCCTTCCTCGATTAACTGCGTTGCAGTCTTACGGGTGCGGTGTTCAAGATAATCCGCATCGTCAGGGTCAGCAGAAGAGTAAGTCATATAGAACTCTTCAGGCGGCACAGGATCTATTTTGATTCTGTTTTTGCTGATTGTTCGAGTGAGTTTAACATCGTGGAACTGTGGGAGGTCAACGTACACTTCTTGGTCTTCGCCGTCTTCGATTGCGTCCGGCACTTCGCCGTAGTCCACGTCCTCTGACGGCTCCATGAGTTCGAAGCCCGGAACATTGTACGCTGTATGCTCATCAACCTTTACGTCCTCCCCTGAAACGATTTCGTAATATTCTTCATCGGTTAAGCCAGTGTATTGCTCGCCAACGGTCTTGTCTTCTTCATTCCAGTATGACTTAACAACGCCCTGCTTTTGCAGTAGCCCGTCCTTCAGCCATGTATTGAGGATTAAGAAGCCCTTGTTATCAACGTAAAAGACGTGGTTCGCCATATCTGTTGCTTGGTCTGCAAACTCTTCGTCTTCCGGGCCTTCAGGGCTGTAGTCTACAACATCGTCACCAGACGCAAAGATTCGAAGCAAGGAAGGCATTGCCCACTCAACTTGCTCGAACGTGTCTCGACTGATAACTGTGGATTTTCCCGGCTCCTCATCGCCATATTCCTCACCGAGGTAGCGTTCCATACCATTCTCGCGTTCGATGGTAATCTCTGAGGTGATGTAACTTTCTGCGGATTGACTCTCACGGCGTACTAACGCCAGAAGTTCGCTTTCGGTAATGGTAGCCATTATATGTCCTTCAAACAGGAAAAGACCGTTTCACAACGGGCTGAAATGCTAGTTTACACTAACTATTATCCTTTGGCAAGCGACTCGCAATAATTCAACATCCTAACTAACTCGATTAATGATTCCTTGATTATGCTGTACTCTGATTGTGTCATGCAAGTTGAAGGCACATCCAGCCAGTGAACACCGTCACGCTTTATATAAAAGCACAAAGACCCTTCCACAAGCTCATACATATCAATCACTAACCAAATAGCAAGCGTATCAATACGCCTAAAATGCCGCCGTCTATGAATGCGTACATCATTCTTTCTCATCATCCTCTTTAGGCTTTGGCTTCTTCTTAAAGATTGCATCCCACCCTTCCTTGTATTCCTTGGATGGTGGCCCCTTGGGCGGCTGGCTTACTGGCATGATTCTCTCCTGAACTCTTGAAGCCAAGCAATTAGCTTGTCAATATCTGATTGGCTATCAATTGATATGCTCGATAAGAAAATGGAGTCTATCTCAAGGTAGACCTTGCCTTTATACTCTAAAACGGTTAAATCAACCGAACTGTCTAAACCGTCTGCTATTACCAAGTCTTCCATATCAAACTATCCCCTTATTCAGACCCATCTTTTTCTGCAATCCTGCTTTCGATAACCTCTTCGCATAGCAATGTAATCTGCCGAAAGTCGTCGCCATTTCTTAGCCCTTTTTTGCAAAACAGTGCAAGCTTGTAGGCGGCTTCCTTGCTTCTCAATGCTTTGCCGTCATACTCTCTGGCATCCATCAAACTATCCCCTTATTGCTGTAGCTCAAAGGCTTAACTGCCTTCTTGCCCTCGTCAATGCTTACGGCTAGATACCGAAAACTGTCTGCCGCGTGGCTTGACCAATCATGTAATGGACGCAGTTTAAACACTTTGCGCTTCTCGTCAAACTCTGTCCTATACTGCCTTAACGCCTTAATTCCTAACGCGCACTTGGCCTCATCAAACCAGCACCTCGGAAGTATTCGCCTAACCGCGTTGATCCCGTCCTCAATTGACAACTTCTTAACGACTGTTGCCTTGATGCCCAAATCCTTGAGCGTTTCCTCACGACTCTTACCGCTTCCTAACTCTCGCACCTGAACATCGTGAGGCAGGTAATGCGCCCCATAATTATAACCCTTTTCCTTCAATACTCCAGCATAATGATCTAGGCCAACGCCAGATGCCTCATAGTAATCAATCACGCGGATTTCTTTACCCACGGTCTGATAGAAGAATATCGCTGTACTGTCCCCAATTCCTAAATCCCATGCTGTGTGTACGTCTAGGCATCCCTCTTTTGGCACTGACGTAACACGCCCGTCTTCTTTGGCCTCTTCCATTAACGTGCCATAATACGCCCCGACGATAGCCGCTTGAAATGAGCAAAGATACTCTTGGCGATATTGGTCATTGGTCATTGCCCGTCTGGCTGCGTTTAACTCTTCCTTATCAATGATGCCTGTCTCGTTGGCCTTTAGCATTAACGTGAACCAATCGTCATCGTCTTGAGCGTCCTGCCATATCTCAAAGAACGTGTTCTCGCCCTTTGGGGTGCCAATGAAGGTACACCAGCCGATTCGATCTGATAACGCCGGACGGATAACCTCAGACCACGCCTGAGGAGACATATCAGCAAACTCATCAAGCACAACGCCGTCAAGATAGATGCCGCGCATCCTGTCATAGTTCTCGGCACCGTAAAGTCTTAGTCTTGCGCCATTTGGCAGGTCAACACGCAACTCACTCTCATTGAACTTAACCCCCGGAACATCTGCTAGGAAGTCTCGCACGTATTGCCACGCAACATCCTTAGCCTGAGTGAACAATGGCGTGATATATGCAAACCTCGCGTTTGCCTTGGATGTTTGAAGTGCCGCTAGGCATAGGTCAGCAATGCACGATACGGTCTTACCTGCGCGTCTATGCGCTACAAGGCAAGCCCAACGCTCTGTGCGCTCATGGTACGGAATGAATTGCTTTCTAGCAGCGTAAACAAAGCTCATGCATCTAACTTACGGTCTACGTTGGTTGTGATTGAGATTGCTAACGGCGCGTTCTCATCGCCTGAGACTGTAACAGACTGAGCAGCCTTGCCCTCTGTACGGTCAGACAACTCTTTCGCCGCTTGCATGTCGCCATCCATAGCTAAGTCTACAATCTTCTTTGCTATGATAGCTGCTGCTTTTGTCTTCTTCCCCTCGTTGTCTGCTATCTCTCTATGCAGGGCTAAACGATACTCATCGGAGAGTGTTTGCCTGTTTTTGTTAGACTTTGCAATGACTTCACCGCAACCCCGTGTGGTTGGCTGATTATCCTTTGAAAACTTTGTGTCTTTTTTCACTGGCTTCTTAGTCATTTGCAGCACCTTTAGACTTGGTTAATGTCACAAACTGCCAATGGTCAGGGGCAAAAGCAGCTACATCAATAATCGTTCCGTCTTGTGCGTGTCCTTTAATACCTAAGATGCCGTCAAGTAGGTAGAACCCTGTGCAGTCATAGAACTTATACTCAGACGTGTCATCCGTCCATACACTGGTTTCTAATTCTTGTTTTCGTTTGGAGTTTAGTTCTGTGTCTGTCATTGTGAGTCCTTCCGGGTATTCACATCAAAAGTGGAGGGGCTGCGCTTAAAGCCTTAACCCCTCCTAGTTTGTTCTCACAGGGAGTGTGAGTTTGTATTATAGCCTTTGTTTTGCTATAGGTCAAACCCCTATGGCCTTCTCCTAATTTTCCGCTTATCTTTTTTGGTGTAGTATTTCCCTCGTTTGCGCTGCTTATCAACGGGCTTCAGTGGCTTTGGCAGTTCTGCTTTGTCGGGCAAGAATGTTATGATATGCCCGTTAACCCTACTAACCACACACCGTAAGACCGTATCGCCATGCTTAACGAGGTGGATCGGTGAGTGTGTCATTTGGTCAGTTCCTACCAGCAAGGATTTCCCATCTGCTATTTGCTGCTCTAGTGCCTTCAGGTCAACGAACGTAAGTTCTACGTTGTAACGCTCTCTGGCTCTTGTGATTGCGTGTGGTTCATTCACCATTTCGCACCTTTTTTATTATTATCCTGAATGAAAGCATCTGCTGTTGCTGTTTCTTCTTCAACTTGACTTACTATTTTATAATCAAAACGCGAGCCATGCGACGTCATGCTTGTCTCTGCTTTCCGCTCATAGCACGATAGGGTTCGCAACAAATGTGAGGCTGTGCTGAAAGCCAAACCAGCCCTATCAGCCACTTGCCTAATACTAGGGCGTACAAGCATCTCAGAGTATAACTCAGTGTACGCCCTCCAAACCATAAACCTTTTAGCGTTTCCTTGTGGCGTTCTCATTAGAAATCCAATTCATCGTCTAGGGTTTCTTTTATGCTCACGATTTCAGAACCGGGGAACTCTGCCTTAATGACATTCGTGAGGTCGTTCTGTTTTTCCCAAGAGTCTAAAATCCTGACGACCTCTTGCGTGGAATACACCTTGCCTTTTCCACCCTCACGAATGTACTTAGTCGCATCTGCTGTTGACCTTGCGATAGTCCTCATTTCACCACAGTCATCAATGACCGTCCAGACGTCAGCAACAAGTGGTTCGTGATTTCTCTCTGCCTCTTCATCAAGAGCCTTCCAAGCCCTCACCATAACCGACAGCCTTTTGACTGCCTCGTCTACATTAGAGCCATCTAATGAAGCATCTAGTCTTGCTTTGGCACTTCCGAACTTTGCTGCTGTCTCTGGCGATACCAAGGACGGCAATCTATCGACACCCCATTTCCGTTCCATATCTGTAGCAATCTTATCAAGCGGCTTTGTCGCGTGATGGATCGCATCCAACGTTGTTGATCCGACAGCATGAGGGTCTGTGAAGTTGTCTGGCTTACGTGTTCTTTTATGTTTCATCAATACACCTATAAAGTTGCAATTGTATTCTTGTCATCGAAAATCAGTGAGCTTGTCCTATAGCCGCGTAACTAGCTGCTGTGCGAGTCGCCCCCCAAAGGGCGTCCGCACTTGCAGTAGTTACTATAGGGAGATTTTACAAGTGCGGAACCTTTTAATGGAGATATAAAACCCTTATACACCAACGAGGTTGTAAATCCGCACTTGTGAATATGCGGGGTTTTTACAAGTGCGGAAACCGCCTTTAGGTTGTAATACTTCACGATGGCAGCTCCTTATTTGTCAAAATATAGACATCAGCTTCCTTGTAATGGTCCCCAGTTCTGTCTCTTCCTTTCTCTAAATACTCCACATCAACCCACTCTTTGAGCATCTGTTTAGCGTCTGTTTTAGACTTATTTGCGCACAGTTCCATGATGACATTCCCAGCCCAATACTTCCCTGCTGAGTTCACCATGTACGGCTTTTCACCGTCTTTACCGCGTCCAATTTCGACTAAAATCTCTCTTGCTTTTGCCGTAGAAACACCATCAAAAGCGTCTGGAAGTTTCCATTTTGCGAGGATGCCAACGCTGTCACCGGGCATATTTATAAGCCCTTCTTGTGATCCGTTGTTGAGTAATTCAGACTTTCTTTCCATCCAAACGGCACGTTCTGAAGGTGCTGACATATTGCCTTTTGCGTCATCAATACGGATAAACCAGCAGCTTTGCCCTGACGCCATGCCAAGCTTTTCAGCTTCCTTTTTAGTCATTGCTGTGATGGTTCTGGCTGACCTTACAGCCCCTGCAATAGACGATGCACCACGGGCTTGATTAATGTCACCAGCAGCACTTTGTGTAGGCCCTGAAGGTGCTTTTCTAACGTGGTGAATGAGGTCAATTGCGCACCCTGTATCCTTAGCGATTTGTGCATAGACGTTCATAACAGCGTCGATTTCCATGTTGTTATTTTCGTCTGCATAGTGAGATTTAACGAAAGGATCAACGGATAGGACACGAATATTATTGTCTGTTATGGCCTTTTGTAGGGCCTCTGCGTCTGGTGTTGCAATCATAACGCCGGAGCTTTCGTCTTTTTTAGCGACGATTAGAGGTCTATCACGCCCTGAATTTAAAAATAACTTGTTGGCAATGTCTGCTGTATCCACCTTATAGAACTGGCATATTGCAGCAACACGTCTTAACAACTCATCTCTTGGGTCTTCAAGGTTATAGTGCCAGACGTTGATTTCCGGCTCATGTACTCGGTCATGTATTAGGTCTTTCCCCACGCACATTGCGATTGCTTCTGTTAGTACGAGTGTTGTCTTGCCAACACCACCGGGGCTGACTGTTGCGCTAATGTATTCAGAGATAAGATGTTCACCATATATAAAGCGTCTAACAGGGATGCTTGATATATCGAGTGCGCCTAGCTTTTCTGCCTGAAGTGCGCCAAGTGACACGGTTACATCTGTAACGTTATGGGTTACTTCTGGCACGTTAAACTTAGTTCGTGCTGAAGTGATTGCCTTACCGACTTCATACTGTGTGTCTTTAAGTGTGTATCCCGGAGTTGTTATCGCAGGGCAGTACAGCATGATTTCAGCATCAGAGAAGCCCCTGCTTACCCAGTGAGCCACAAGCTTAATAACGTTGTTGTGCCAGCAATCGCCTTTAAGGACGTTTTTAATTGCTGCTGTCACATCTGTGTGTGCGCCAGTGCCAAGCCCTAGAGGGTCTGTCTCTGTTGGTGAATGAAGAATTTCATTGTCTATTATTTCATTGTTTTTTGTTAAATATTCCTTGAACGTATTATGCAAGTGAACACCAGAAACGGGGTCACGGTCATCGTCATACTCTGTCCTGATTGTGACGATTTCGTCTTTATACCCACGCTCTTGTTTCTTTTGTGGCGGGTATGAGACACACCCTGCCAAGCGCATGATGCGCCTAGGGTCAATAACCTTGTCACCGTGGAACAGGTTGGACATACCGATCTGTACGTCTTTCCATGCTGATAGGTTACGCACCATATGCTCACGTTCCCAGTAGGCATGGACTCTAGGCGTTGGTATTTTGCCTGTTGTCACAGCGAACGTGTATTGGATAGGGTTTTCTGTTTTTAGTGCTGCTGTTGCTTCAGGTGTGTCAAGGTCTGCGAAGTTAAAGAAGCTTACCTCAATGTCATCGTCTGTTGCACTTGATCCGGGGAACACTGAAGGCTTGCGCGGGTTTACACCTACATAGAGGTTAAACTTATCTTTGTTACGCGCTATGGCGTACTCAGCAGCCTCATTGATTCCGTCTGTTGTTGCTGGGAAGTAATCGGAAAGCCATTTGCCTTGTCCCCCTGCATCAATTTGAATTTTTCCGTCGGGGTATTCTTCTTCGCAGCGTCCGAATAGTTTTGTGAGGTGTTCGACGATTGCTTGTTTATTATGTATCATTATTGGAGCCTTTATAAAAAATGGGGGAAGCTCCTAAACCTCCCCCACCAGTTAGACTAAAATTCGTCGTCTTCGTCAAGTGCCGGAGCTTCTGGCTCTGGTGTTGCCGCTTGGGCTGGTGCGCTACCTCCTCCCAAGATAGCCATATCAGCAGGACGGTCAACGAGCTTGTCAATAGCAAGGATAGGCTCATAGTTTGTGCCATGCTTGCCAGTGATAGGCGTTGTGCCAGTGCATGAAACGACAGGGCATTGTTTCTTGCCGCCTTGCTCCCATGCTGAATAAAGAGCGTTGATAGCCCCGTTCATCATCATAGAGGAAGACATCAGCTCACGCGTACCGCCTAATTGCTTAGGACTATGAACGTGAATTTTAAACCCTCTCTTATGGTCTTGACTTGGTGCTGCGCCAGACTTTGCTAAAGACTCGTCAGGCTGCCAATCTGGACCGTTAGGGCCAAAGTGCAACCAGCCTGTTTGGATGTTCTCAAGGTCAAATACGGCCTTGAGGTTAGTTACCTCCACATCATCATCGCTGCCTTCTGGACGCGCGTACCAGCGACCAGCTTTTGCGTTATATTTAAGAATGGGGAGAAAGTCACCTGAATTGGTGGATAGATTAAGTGGCATGGTTTCGTTTCCTTTACCGTTACCGTTAAGCCCTTTGTTTAATGACCGGGGCGGTTGGGTCATACTAAGTATGGTATTTTATATTCTATTAGGAAAGTATTGTCAATACCCCCAAATTTCTTTTGCTTTTGCTCTTGTGCTTGGATTATTCCAGTAGAAGTGATCAAAGTTGGGGGCGATGAATTGCACCAACTCCATAGGGTCTTTAGAGATGCCAAGGAACCTTTGAATACATAACGCCGTGTTGTGGACTTCATTCAGGTCTTGCTCACTATCCTCTAGTGTGTAGAACCCGTACTTCTTAGGCGTTGTGTAAAGGAACTGGATTGCATGGTTGCCCTTGGCCTTCTGATATATCGACCCTTGGCGTCTGTGCGCTGGGCTAATCGCTGAAGGCAAACGCCCTGTAGACTTAACGTCAACAACTGAGCCTTCAAAGGTAATATCTGTGAACCCAATGATAGGCACCTTAACACCCTCAAGGTCGATGCTGATCTTTTCCTGATAGTCTGTAACCTCAGACAGTCCAGCTTCTTTAAGTGCTGCGACTCCATTGTCTACATAGGCCGCAAGGTTGGCGCGTTCTTTCTCACGGCTTACGCCTTCAACCCCAAGTGCTGTTAGCTTAAGGAACTCCGACTCTGCTTCATCATGCCCGTTACTATCGGTCATAATCGCCGTGTATATTCCAAGCTCCGCAGCATGCCCACGGCTCATAGCCGCGTTTGTTCCTTCACGATGCTTCAGAAGGTAACGCATGAGCCATAACCCCGGCTCGTTGCGAAAGCAATCAATTGAAGAATGCGAAAGGTGTTCAATCCCGTGTTGTTCAAATACGTCCGTCAAGTTCTTTCTCCCCGTATAATGCAATAAGCGCGGCCTCTGCTCTGCCGTCATCTTTCTTGCGTTTAAATTGATCTGCTAGATTTGGAAATAGGCGCGTTGCTAAAAGTCTGCTGGCGTCCTTGTCCCTGTTAAGTCCAAAGTGCTTTTTCCACTTCATAGGCGTTACCATTGTATATGGGATTTTCATTGTCGCAATAACACCTTTGATAACCCCCATACCTTGACCGAAGTTAAAGGCAGACGTTCGCCCCATACCGAAGCTGTTAACCTGTTCTATATATATGTGGTTAGCACCTTCAAATATTTCAGCCAGAGCCGCGCCGTTCACCTCTTTGCCCAACATTGGCATGTCGTGAATATAGCCAGCATTGTCAACGAACCTCTCAGCAATCGCGCCCTTTGCACCGGGGTCTATGCCTATAATCATCGCGCACCGTCCTTGTAAGCGTCCATGTGCGCCCTGATTTCATCAACTGTGTCTGTTGTTGGCTTGCGCCCTTTGCGTAGATCGAATACGAAGTTTGGTGAGTTTTTAAAAGTAAGGCCGAAAGACGTTGCCGTCATCCCGTACTTCTCTATAAACTCCTCAATTTCGTTTAGAAAGTCTGCCCTGATACCCATAGTCTGTGACTCCTAGTTAATGTTGACACTATATATAGCACCATGAATATTATTTGCAATACAAAATATTATATATGATATTAGCTATTGACTACCATATACCATGCGCGGTATAACTGGATTAACGAAACACAAAACAAGGGGAAATAAAATGTATGTATTCTTAGACTATCTTAAAATTGCGGCAATCGCCACGGTTGGTGCTTTGTTCACTTGGGGCTTCATTATCTTTATGGCGGTGCTGTGATGCAGATTGAAAACACCAACGACCTTTTTAACGCTCTTAGCGACAAAGAGGCTCTTAATGGCATGTTGGAAAACGTGCGTGTTCTTGAAGCTAAAATGGCAGACATAATTGTCGCAGACCATGATTGCCTTGATAATGTCTCAGAGTTGGAGCGTTCGATTCACATTGCAATCAAGGAACTCGACGAAGCTATTGACAATTATGTCCAGTGCAAGGATATTGAATTATGAGAATGGTTGAAGAAATTGAATTGTGCATGCGCTTAACTAATCAGGATATGAGCGACAGTGGTGCGAGGGTAGAGATTATGCGCCAGTTGCTAAAAGGATATTCTGTTGAGCGTGTCACTGAAAAGATCAACGCCAAGGGGAAGCTAAATGAAATTTCTTTTTAAAAAGAAGCGCAAGCCTGTTGATGTGGAAAAAGGCAATCGTCGCCTTACACTTAAGCAAGCGTCAAGACTTTCGACAGCAGACAATTCAGGTGGCGAAGTTGATGCAGATGGATTCATAACTATATATCCTAAAAGGGAAGCATATAATGAAAAATAAACAAATGAGTTGGGCTGAAGCAAAGTCCTTTCTTGAAGAAAACAGCATTGCAGTTACCGAACCTCTTCTTCGCAACTTAACTGGCATCGAGCGCATTATTTGCTTAGGGTGTGGTGAAAGCAAGAAGTTCACTCAGTTTCACAAGGACAATAAATCAAAGACAGGTCGCCGGATTCGCTGCATTGCTTGCAACACATCGAACGAGCATAAAAAGAAAAGCTTGGTATATCTAACGCGCTCCTCTTGGGGATGTGACGTTCAGCAAACGCCAGAGGCTATCATTGCTCACCAGAAGAAGCAATACGGCACAATGCGCTATGAAAGCGTTAAACTTAAACCAGCACCAAGATTCAGGGGAACTCCATCATGGTAGGCGATAAAATCAAGCGGTTAACTGTTGGCGAGACATTAGAACAACGTGCAGCCACTCATGGAAGTTTTGTTGGTGTCGCGTGTGCGGCTCAGACAATAAAGGAAGTGATAGCACGTCATTCAGACAACTTGAACTATCCTCAGACTGAGGCACTTGATATGATTGCATCTAAGATCGCCCGTATTTGTGCTGGAAACAGTGATGAGCCGGACCACTGGAAAGACATCGCAGGCTATGCAACGCTTATCTTGAATGAGTTGGAGGAAGACCAATGACACAGTATTGCGGTTTCTTAACACTTCTCTGCATGCTCTGCACCATCTCAGCCTTTATAGGCTTTGCCCTTGGTGGGAAGAATGCGGAATATTCATGCAGCGTGGCATCAATTGAGCGTATCCAGAACGATACAGCAACACGAATTATGACACGCTTCAACCGTGAACAAGCGTTTACAAAGCAATGGATGGAAGCTAACCAGCAGTTTGTATTTAGGGAGTACGGTGATGAATAAGCAATTGATTGAGGCTATGGCACGAGCTATTGCGGGGCATTATGGGCCATCTTATGACGATAGCCCTGACGTTTTCAAAACTATTCATAAATATACAAACACTGATACAAAAGAAGATCATAGGGATGCAGCACAAGCAGCCCTCCAAGCCATCACTGACGCAGGGTTCGCAGTTGTTCCGTTGGAGCCTACAGACAAGCTAATTGAAAATGGGCAGGAAGCTTATGAACCCAATTGTGAATACGGCCTAGACAATGAAGACCTTGGACTTACCTACAAAGCCATGATCCAAGCAGCACAGGAGGCTAGTGATGAGTGATATTGTAGAACGATTGCGTAAATTAGGCTCTATAAAAACGTCACAGCTATACAGCCAACGCGAGACATTAGGTGAAGCAGCCTATGAAATTGAACGTCTAGCTGTTCTTGGGTGGGAAAACCACGCTAAAATCAAACGTCTGACCGCCGCCCTGCAAGAGATTGCCGATGATTGTCAATATGGTACAGGCCTAGAAAGATACGCCAGCGACATAGCACGAAAGGCTTTGAACAATGAGTAAGTTTGAAGGGTTTATGCTCTATTTCGCATTTACAGATTGTGTTATTAAAATTATTCAAGGATTGTGGGGTGCGCTATGAAAACGATTAAAATTATTCTTTGGAGGTTTTATGTCGTTGCGACTATAACCTCACTGTTCCCATTCGTTGCAGGGTTCTTTGCCCTAAAATGTGCGCTATCAGAGATGTGGAAGGGTTATGTGGGTGCGGTTGAAACTGCTGCAGAGTTATGGGACGACCAAGGGGTTATGTTCGATGAAAACGATTAACGCAACCTACCGCACCATCAAGCATCGCAAGCATTACAGCATTGAGGTTCGGTTAATCACAGCCGCTTTGTGCGCCAGCGTGTTCCTGTATGGATGGGGGTTGGTATGAAAGTCCTTGTAGCTTGCGAGTATAGCGGAACGGTGCGAGATGCGTTTATCGCAAGGGGTCACGATGCAATTAGCTGTGACTTATTGCCGACTGACGCGACAGGCCCGCACCACCAAGGGGATGTGTATGACTTGTTGATGGAGCGTTGGGACTTAATCATAGCACACCCGCCATGCACCGCCCTGACTGTCGCAGGTAACAGCACTTACGGTGAGTGTAAGCCGCGATACCCAGAACGGCTCGAGGCGGCTGTGTGGACTGAGGACTTGTGGGAGAATTGCAAGGCTGTATCTAACAAGGTTTGTTTTGAAAACCCTGTTGGTGTTCTCACGCGGCTGACATCCATGCCAAAAGCTAATTATATCCAGCCGTATCAGTTTGGACATAAAGAGCAGAAGAGGACAGGGTTGTTTCTACATAACTTACCGCCGCTCGTACCGACTGATGATGTATATACTGAGATGATGTTGTTACCGAAGAACGTCAGGGAGCGGCTTCACTATCTACCGCCATCACCTGATCGGTGGAAGCTTCGGTCAACGACATACCAAGGTATTGCGAATGCTATGGCTGAACAATGGGGGTTGGTATGAACGCCAAGAAACAAATCTTCCATTGGAAGATGGAACTTAAAGCAGCGCGTGAAGCAGAATGGTTAAAGCCTTACAAGCTTGACCTGATAGCTGGACTATCGGCTGGCTGGGTATCACGCAACGAGCGTGTTGGCGGGAACATTGGCCTTGCTATGTTTATGAAGTGGGCAGACGCTCTAGGCTATGAGTTGAAGCTGGTTAAGAAATCGTCCGAAGCCAGAACACCTGATTTAAACATTTGCCCCGGCTGTGGTGGTCCTGCCGATAACGGACACGACAGGGGTGATCCACCAACCACTTACTATTGCTCAAAATGTAACCGCACGAAGGAAACGTCCCCTGAGCGTTCATATATTGCACAGGTAGTTACGAAAACTGCAAAAGAGATTGCAGAGGAATTCCCTAATACAGATACGTCCGCCCAACACACCAGAGGAAAAGCCGATGATTGAACAAATTATATATGGCGCAATTGGCGGCTTGGTCCTTTCATATGCAGTCTATCAAGTCGGCTATGCGAACGGACGTAAAAAAGGTGAGATGGTTTCATTTGATCTTATCGACAGCTTGCAGCAACGCATCGTCAAAATAGCATACATAGCTAGAAAAAATTCTTTGTGTGATGCCGAGCGCGTATCAGAAATTCGCGATTTAACGCCTGATCCGATTAGGTCCGTTGAAGGGACATCTGAAAATGACAAATAAAACATGCCCATTTTGTAAAGAAGAAGGCGAGTTTCTTCGGGTAATTACTAAGCAGCCCGGAACAACGATACAGGCTTATGTGGACTGTAGAAATTGTGGGGCAAGAGGCCCAACTCACTACAACAATGAAAGCATTGAAGATGCTACAGATGGTGCGTGGTTCAGTTGGAATGACCGCCCTATTGCGTCCCTGAGCGAACGGAGAAAGGCGATGCCTGACATTACAATGTGTGACGGCAAAGGGTGCGTCATGGCAGATAGGTGTTATCGCCACACAGCCACGCCCACCCCCGACCGTCAATCTTGGTTCCAAAATGCCCCAGTGAAATACCGCATAACGAAGGGCAAGCAACCCAGCGAACGGCCTGCTGAATGCGCCCATTTCACACCAATAGAAGCCTCCGACAAGGGAGGCAGTGAAAATGGATAAATTTCAAGCGTTCTCAAAAGCGATACTTGATGCAAGCAATGAAGGTTTGGATGTGGACGGGTTTACCATTCAGAAACTTGCCGAAAAGCATAAAGTCATCGTCGTAGTTCCTTACGACCCTAACAAACATGGCCCTAACGAGTTTGACGTGATGCCCGGTGAGGATTGGTATGAATACGTTCCCGAATTATGCAGCCCAGATACGTCCCCCACACGGACAAACGAGACAGAGGAAAAGTGATGACCTTATGTGCATCAATGTTACCAGAAAGCGAACAAGAAGCTGGGCGGGAAATTATGCGGCTTTGTGCCGAGATTGAACGGCTACGGGCTGAGGCTAAAACGTTCCGTAAAGCCTTAGACGACATGTGTGATTGGGCTATCTCAAACGAACAATATCGTGAAGACAATCAGCATTTGGTAGACCACGCCTGTTGGGTGTTAGAACAAACCTCCCCTGAGCGTTCATGCGAAACATGTGCAGATAAAGAATCTGACGTTAGCAAGCAACCGTGTATGACGTGCCACACTGTTCGGGGTAAATATCTTAATTGGTCCCCTACACGGACAAAGGAGACAGGCGAATGATTACGATAATTTTACCCGAATGGCTACTTCTAAGCGGCCTTGCCATCTTAGTCGTGAACACAATCTTAAGTATGATTTTGACCGTTCAAAAATACCGCCTTGGTAAACAGCAAGATCGCCTTGAGGTGTTGCGTGAACAAATGTCCGAATCTGGGGCAGCGTCATACGCAGAAGCGCTTAAAGATAATTTACCGTAACTAAACGGAGCGTGGATCGCAGCGTTGTTTGGCACTTTCGAGCCTTGGGTTGCAGCGAAGCGATTGTCTCTAGCCGGTCCGGGACGGTACGCAACCCCGGCACCAATTTAAGGAGCATGGAGAGTGACATGAGACAGACGGTTAAAGATAAAGACCACGATAAAAGAAACGCTTTGACAGAAACGATATTTCGGGACGAGGCGGTTGGGCTTGGACTAGACCCAGAAGGTTTTGCCGATCTGGACGAGTTCGACCAGCAGATATATCGCGGACGCGCTCACAAGCAATTAACAAGTGCGTAATGGAGCCGAAAGGGAAGCGAGAAAATGAAAAAGTTTATGGCTGGGATGGCGACTATGTATGCACTTCTAACATCCGTGATGATGTGGACATACGTTGCAGTTCACCCAAACGATAATTTAATCAAAGCCGCATTTGAGTGGCCTTACCGCGTTGTGGTGGTAGGCGTCACTGTACGTGGGCAATAACGAGGCTCAGAGAGCCGGGAGAAGACGATGAGTGAAGAGCAAAAACACGGCTGGTATTCAGCTAGTATGGAAGCTGTAGTACGTAGAGGTCCGATGGGAAACGGCGGACACGGCCCCAGTATTTGGGAAACGGCAGATAAGAAAGAGGTTGTCGTCACCTGCGTTACCAACAGTGCTACAGATAGCGGGACTAATTGGAATGACGTGGTTTATGTTGGCCCAGTTGACAAGCGGTTGCGCACTCAAACCTAAAACGAGGCTCACAATGACAAAAGTAAAGATCAAAGGCCCAAATGGAACTGTCGAAATTGAAGTTCCAGAGACTGTGGCGAAAGAAGATTATTCGTCTACTCATGTGACCGTGTCGGTGTTGTTGTCCGAAGCGGTTAAAACATACAACGCAATGGATTAAACGAGGCTCAGAGAGCCAAGCAGTCGCCTGTGTGTGTCTTGGAGGCAAGCTCACGATAGATATACAGAACACAATGAAACATAAGGAGGGATAGGACGATGAAAAAGTCATGTAGTAACTGCCGCCATCAATTCGCAGGGTTTCAATACTGTTGTGTAGTTAAGAAATGCAAGAAACCTGATTACATCAATTTTGAACCTAAACCAGAATAATAAAACGAGGGATTTTAAGATATGGCAAAATACATAGTTTACGCGGTGGCTTCCGCGTCTTGGGTTCTTGGCGAGTATGAAGCGTCAAGCAAAGAGGAGGCCGAAAAAATGGCAGAAGACGACGATAAGGCTGAATGGATACAAAGCCTCTGCCACCAATGTGCAAGTAATGTGGAACTAGGCGATTGCTATAAAGTAGAAGTTGAAGAAACCGAGTAACTTAGGGAGGCTTATAGTTACTTCGTAAGCTTGTCCACTATAGCTGTAAGCATTCCGATCTTGGGTTCTTGACCAGCAGCAACAGCCTTGTCGTTTGACCGTTCTTTGATATACACACCGCACATTGCCGCCGCAACAGACTGTGGTATTGATATGGCGGCACAAAGAGCCACAAAGTTGTCCATCTGCGCTGGGGCGGTTAGCACAATGACCGAACCCAATACAATCTCCAAGACAACAGACGAACTAATCGCCCAAAGCAGGGACGGACGCGCACGACTGATAAACGGGTCTTCAGATTTGATCTCTTCACGCATTGTCTTCTGGGTTTCGACCAGCCGAACTGTGTCGTTCTCAATCGCCATTTTCTGTAACGCTTCTTTGTGCGTCAGTTCCAATTCCTTAATACGCACAAGTGCGTCAGGATCAGCAGCTATAGCCGCGCTCACAGCGTCCTCAGTAGGATCAACACCTAATTCACCAGCTACGAGCTTCAGCGCAGCGAGACCAGCCCCCACGGGACCACCAGCAAGCAACCCACCAATGACAGGCGCAGCTTTAGATATGATGTCTGAAAGGTTCATTTTTACCACCGATCCTCTGAAAATAGGGCTGCAATACGGTTAGCTCGTTCGCCAACCTGATCGGCCCAACGACTATCTAAACATTGCTCGGCTGCTTCTTTTCCATTTCCGGCTTCAAGAGCAGCAAGCATCTTTTTAAATTTAAGCAACCTCGGCAGTCCAAGATTAAAGAGCATATTAGCCAAGCCTCGGCCTTGCTTCTCGTTAAGGTCTTTCCACCACGGCATGGCTTGGTCAAGTTCATCGGTCACTCGTTTAATATCGTTGGCGCACAGCATTTCAGCTTCGTTCTGAGTGATGCCCAAGTCGTCAAGGTTACGCCCGATACCAATGGTCAGCTTTCCAGCCGTACATTTATAGGGCTTTAAACGAAGCCCCTCATCCATAACTAAGTCTTGAATTAATTTAGCTTTGTTCATTTGCAGTCCCTACATTTTTCAAGCATTTTGTTTGTGTCGCGCCGAAGATACTCGATGTCTTTTGCCATGTTCGCCTGTTTGACTGTGTGTTCCGCAACGGCCTCTGGTCTGAGCATGCTGGATATGACCGACATTTTCTGCTCGACAAGCCCGAGCCGCTCTTTAACATCTTCAAGCCGTGTCCATACGGCTTTCATCTCATCGCGCTGCTCTTCATCAGCTTTGCGTAACTCGCCAACTTGATAGCGCAATAAGTACCACGCGCCGATAATAGACGTGAACACACCGCCTAATGTTATCAGGTTGGAAGTGCTGAAGTCCATCTAGCCTCCCACCTGTGTTTTCCACATATAAGCAATTATACCAACCAGCACCAGAAGTGTGCCGACTAGCGCCGCCTTAACCCAGCTATCAATCCGACCATGCACACGCGAGGACGAGCTTTCAATCTTTAGCGAAAGAACTTCCATCTTGTCCATAATACGATCTGTTGAATTACCTACCTTCTCATTCAGGTTTGACATAGAGGCACGTGTTTCAATCTCAAACAGCTTCTGGGCTTCACGTATGCTATCCAAGGATTTCTCCATGTGATCCTGCCTTGTGACCACTGTGGCAAGTGTTGTGTCTAGGACGCTTACGTCTTTGCAAGGCGAAGAGTGATCTGGCATTGTGATTAAGACCCTTTTAAATTGTGTTATAGACCAAGGCGAGGAATATACCGAATACGCCGCCCAACCAGATTTCTCCGTAGGCAGACCATCCATCTAATACGGGTGGCTTAGTTGGTAGTTTGTCTTTGAGTTTCCATGCAATGACATAACCCCAGTATCCGGGATGCCAGAACTTGAAACCGTCCTTTTCAGGGTGATACTTATGCGCAGGAAGGAAATAGATCGCAGCGAAAGCCAACAGCCCCACCGTCCATAAGATAGCGTCAACATGGAAGCCAGTTACGCAATACACTGAGCCGATAATAGCAACGCCAGCAACAGCGACCTTAGCCCAGCGTGGGCCAGAGCTGCCAAGGCCAAGCCACCTACGCCAGATTGCCCAGAAGGCTATGGAGAGTGCATATATCATGGCTTGTGTACTTCCTACAAAATCAAGCCAGAAGGGACGGCTAACACTAACTCGTCAGGTGTCGCCGCCGCCTCAATAGAAGGGTCTTGTGGAGCGTTGCGTAATTCGTCTCGTCTAGCTTTTGCTTTAGCCAACAATACAGTATCACCATTTACTTGA